ATATAATTAGACACTGGAAAAGGACAAGCCCATGGCAATTTTCACACCTTCCGAGTCGCCAGCAGTAGTCGTTAAAGAAATTGACTTAACCAGCGTTGTTCCTAACGTACAGTCAACAACCGGCGCATTTGTTGGTAACTTCCGTTGGGGCCCTGTTGAGGAAGCTACGCTCGTTGATAACGAAGCTACGCTAGCATCAACATTCGGCGCGCCTGACGACAATACCGCTGTTGACTTCCTGTCAGCGGCTTACTTCTTAAAATACTCTGCAAGCATGCAGACTATTCGCGTGATCGACTCAGACTCGCGCAATGCTGTAGATGCTACCGGATTCGATTCCGCAGGTAGCCATACTACAATCATTAAGAATTTAGACAACTTCACCAGTCAAGAAACCACTCTTGGTTCTGGTGGAGCTACAGATCCTCTGTTTGCTGCAAAGTATCCAGGTGATCTAGGCAACAGCCTTCTTGTTTCATACTGCCCTGTTTCTACTTCAGATTCAGCATATGACAATTGGACCTACACAGCATCGTTTGACGCAGCTCCAGGCACTTCTGCCTATGCAACAGCACGCAGCGCAACAAACGATGAAATTCACGTGATCGTTGTCGATGAAGACGGCAACCTAACAGGCACCCCAGGAACCGTTCTAGAAACATTCCCATTCCTATCACTTGCATCTGACGCAAAGAACACCGATGGTTCATCTAACTACTACAAGGATGTAATCAACAGCCGTTCTCGCTACGTCTGGGCAACTGCGGCAGACGGTCGCGAAGCAACTAACTGGAGCACTACAACAGCTTCTGGCAAGACATACAATACTGGTGCTGTCGATGCTGTATCACTGTCATTCCAGGGCGGTGTTAGCTCTTCGTCAGTCGGTGTTGATGACATCGCAACCGGCTTCGACCTTGTGGAAGACAAAGACACAATCACAGTCGACTTCCTGATTGCACCCGGCATGTCAAACAGAACAGATCAAACAACTGTTGTTAATGATCTTGTTGGCACTGCTCAGCAAACACGTAAGGACTGTGTGGTTGTTACTTCACCAGCTCGTTCTGATATTGTTAACAGCTCTACACCAAACGCCAATGCGGTGACAACTGCTAACACGTTCACAAGCTCTTCGTATCTTGTTGTTGACAACAACTACCTGAAAGTTTATGACAAGTACAACGATAAATACCGCTACATTCCTGCTGCTTCTTCAACAGCAGGTATCATGGCAGCAACTGATCTTAACGCAGCCCCTTGGTTCTCACCAGCCGGTGCTCGTCGTGGTCAATACCTAGGAATCACTGCGCTTTCCTATACACCAACAAAGGCAGAGAGAGATACTCTGTATAGAGCAGGGATCAACCCAATCGCCAACATTCCTGGCCAGGGTGTTCTTCTATACGGTGATAAGACAAAGCTTGGACGTCCATCAGCATTCGATAGAATCAACGTGCGTCGTCTGTTCCTGGTTATTGAAAGAGCAATTGCAAAGGCAGCGGAAAACACTCTGTTCGAATTCAACGATGAATTTACCAGAGCAGAATTCGTCAACATTGTTGAACCATTCCTACGCAACATCAAAGGTCGTCGTGGTATCACAGACTTCCGCGTTGTGTGCGATGAAACCAACAACACCGCCGATGTCATTGACCGTAATGAATTCGTAGCTAGCATCTTCGTTAAGCCGGCCCGTTCAATCAACTACATCACACTGAACTTTGTGGGTGTTAGAACTGGTGTCGACTTCGAAGAAGTTGTTGGCTTAGTATAATAGCGTCAGAGGAGAAATACAATGGCGATTTTAGGCGTTGATGATTTCAAAGCAAAACTAAGAGGTGGTGGCGCTAGACCTAACCTGTTCAAAGCAACAATCAACTTCCCTGGCTATGCTGGGGGAGATGTTGAGCTAACATCGTTCCTTTGTGAAGCAGCACAGCTTCCTGGATCAACTGTTGGTATGATTGAGGTTCCATTCCGTGGACGCCGTCTAAAGATTGGTGGCGATCGCACATTCGAGGCATGGACAGTTACAATCATTAACGATACCGACATGAGTATCCGCAATGCAATGGAACGTTGGATGAACGGCATGAATGCTCACTCAGCAAACACCGGTCTAACCAACCCAACCGACTACGAAGCCGACCTTGCTGTAGAGCAGCTGGACAAAGATGGTAGCAGCGTCAAGGAATATAAATTCCGCGGTTGCTTCCCAACTGCGATTTCACCGATCGACGTTAGCTACGGCGCAAACGACGAGATCGAGCGGTTCACAGTTGAGTTCCAGGTGCAGTACTGGGAAAGCGACACAACCAGCTAATGTTTTAAGTTGGGTATAAATATTGAGAAGGGCGTCAGCGCCCTTCTTACAATAATTTGAGGATTGAATATGGCAGACGAGCGCGGCTTTACACTTTTCGGCTTTG